ACTTTACAGAACTGAATGGACATCTGATATAGACCCAGGTTATTACACAATCGTAGTCGGTACAGACCACGATAAAAGAGGTATAGGTACAGAGATAGAAGTATTATGAAGTACCTAACACTTATCTTATTACTAAGTGTTACATATTCTCAAGATATCCAACGGACATCTGAATTTAAAAGAAGTACTGCCTACGGACAAGATTGTGATGATACAGAATATAGAGATTACAAAGGATATCCAGCTTGGAAAGGTTATGGTGGATGGTTATCTGAATGTGATTCAATTCTTTCTGTAAACTTAGATAGAGAGTTTGCTGAAAAAAGAAAAAGACAACAAAAAGAAAAAGCAATT